ATGTTCACACCCTCAAAGACTTCCTTCGGCTCCCACCATGCCGACACGAACGCCTTTCCTAGTCCGTATCTCAGGCAATCGTTGGGATCATTACAGCCAGTTGGGAGTACCAGCTTGCGAGTCTTAGCCGGCAGCATCTTAGCCACTTCTTGGTTCAGTTTCTGTCCGACCTCGTCTGCGTCGAAGCAAACTAGAATCTTGCTGAAAGCGTTGATAGCTGTGCGTCGTTGCCTAATCTGTTCTATTGCGTTTTCGCCATCAACTGGCGACCAGACGTGGAACAAAGTGCCTTCGTATCTAGTGCCTTTCTGGCTTTCTGCTAGCATTTCCTGTGCCGCTGGCGGGTCGCACTCTCCACCTACCAGCAGCAAGGTATCCATGCGTCGTCCCGAGTCCAGAACTGCTTGCAATGTATGCTCGCCGAACAACTCAAAACTGCCCCACTGCTTGCCTAGGTGCCCAAACCGAAAGTCTTTCGGGATAGTGCGGCACTTGGCACCTACTACCTCACCTTCCTCGTACTTAGGATAGTAGTGACGAGCTACCTTACCCTGTGCATCATGGCCTACACGGATATTGTACATCTTTGCGTACTTGCCGTGTATCTGTCGGTCGATGAGGTGCTTGATTTTTAGTGAGTTGAAGTGCTTGACATCAAGATTCCACTCCTCCTGCAACGTCTCTCTTTCTTCCCCCGACATCACCTGCCAGCGATCACGCTCTCGCATGCCAGATAGTGCAAGCTGGCGCGTGAACTCATCGGCTATCTTGCCCTCTCGTTCCAGCTCTTCGTACTGCTCGACGCTGTATTTTATCTTACCGTTGATCTCTCCTTCGATGATGGGATTAGTGCCATCAGGTGCCACGTACAACCGTTCACCCGATGCGTGAAAGTTAGCCCTGTTGCATAGCTGCCCGCCATCAGAGAACGTCATTAGATGGTTGGCTGTCTTATCATGCCCAGTCTCAGCGCATTCAGGGCATTGTGTGTTGCTCACTATGGCCATTAAAGACCCCCGCCACGCTTCACTTCACGACGAGCACGGCGCTGCTCTCGGTCATCCTTGCGGTGCTTGGAGTGATAGTTTTTCTTCGGCTTGGTGCAAACTATCTTCTCTGCGTTCTGTTGCATGCTGCTCTCCTAGAAAATGTATTCTTCTATAGTGGGGTGTTGGAATAAATACGAAAACAATGATTCAAGGGTGCCGGGGTGTACTGCGAGGTGCATGCACAATGCGTGCACAATCTGTTCACCGCGGTGAACAACATTTACTTAGGATTATGGTCGATGAGATAGTTTAGGAAAAGTGTTGACGCCAAGACTCAGATATGATACTTGACCAATCTCACCCAGCGTGCCCTGCATCCTTGAATCCCTAGCGCCTTTTCCATTGTCTTTTCTCCTGAAAAGCAACCTTGACCTGACGTTCTTGACCTTACAACGTACCTAGAATCCTAGAATCCTGATATCCTTCTATAGTGGGGTTAATCAAATCTGTTCACTGCGGTGAACGGAATGCATTTGGGATTACTCACCCATCGCCAGCGCTAGCCTTCGGCTGATTGTTTTCAGGAGAAAACAAATAAAGGTGCTAGTCTGATAGGGATCCGCTTTCCAGCGCCAACTAGGATGCCTGTCGGCTTTCATCGTCTAAGTAGGGCATTGCATGGGGGTGTTGAGAACCTGCGCGGCAGGAGCCTAGGAGGCTTGCGCAGGGTAGTACCGGCAGAGGTGCCAGCTATAGCCAGAAACAAATAAAAGCCCCACCTGATAGACAGGCAGGGCTAATTGTCAAGCTTTCTTACGCGAACGCGTAAGTAGATTCTAGGATTTCATTCAAGTCTAAGGTTCCAACGTAAGGAGCTTCTTCTTTTATCTCCTCGCCAAGGATGTATTCAGCCGACTGCTTGAAAGTTTCAAGCCAGTTATGCTGGTACATTTGAACCATCTCCTCTCTCAGTATGCGTCGAAGGTCTCCTGTCTTGCCTGCGTGCGTACCAAAGGAGTCATGGATGACAGCGATACCCTTCATACCTGAATCTGCAAAGCTATTGACTGATTTTATCAGGTGGCTAGCGTCCATGCTGTGGATAAAATTAGGTGCCGAGCTTGAACGCATGCCAGCAACGTCGATAGAGTCCATCTCCTCTCGTATAGTAAAGCTAGTCTTGCCCATCAGGTACGTGTAAACCCTGCGGCTTTGCGTGTTGTATATGGCCTGCTCCACAATAAAGCCTGTGGGCGTCGTCCATAGCAGCCCTTTGTCAGCCTTGGCAACCTTGCCGGCAACCTTGCGAATGAAAGACATTCCCTCACGAGCAGCTACTACCACCTCACCAATGCTTGCCCAGACTACCTTGGTACAAATTGCCACGGCCAGATCCTTAGATACCAGCGGATTCTCGCCCATGAAAGGATGCACTGGATTCAAGCCACGACCTGCGGCCTTGGCTTGCATTGCCTCCTTAGATTCTAAGTCCTTTAGGTATTCGAAAATGCTTTCCCGGCACGAGGATACTGAACTGCCGTAAGGAAGCGTCATAACAGAAGGTTTTGTAAGCGTCCTAGTTAGTAGAGACGTCCATGCCTCGCAAGCCTTGGCGATGCAAGCATCAGATACATCGTCGTCCTTGGCTTTTATCTCCAACTTCTCCTCTCCTTTTACAATCCTTTGCATCATTGCCTTAGACACATCAGCAACCTCGTTGTAAATATCCTCTGGCTTGCCTGAATCAGTGAGATTAACAGCGCTTCCGCCGCGCTTGTCTTTTAACAGGGCACTGTAATGCTGAATGCCACTGCAAGACCCATCTTGCGCAACGGCTGTCTTGCTTGGGAACTCAGAAGCTAGCTTTCCTACGTCCGTCCATTCAAGTAACTCGTTCCACTCAAGTGCCCACGCTAGGAACTGCCACGGCTCGTCAGCATCTGCCCATGCCCTGAATGTCAGCGGATCGGCTGCGATGTCGCGGATCGTTTCCTGCATCTCGTCCATCAGCGCTATGCGCTCAGCAAAGGGCTTCTTGTCGGCACCCCAGACGTTAGCGCCGTGCACTGCTAGCCAGTCGCGGCCTTCATCGCCCAGTTTTTCGGAGCGAGCGAAGCGTACCAGTGACTTCTGCAAATCAGCTCCTTGCGGACTGAAGGTGGAAGCACGGCAGTACACGCGGCTGCGGCTATCCAGCGTGTACACGAAATAGAATTCAGGATACCGAGCGAATCTCTCAGCCGATGTGATGGTTCGCGTGCACGTCATGTACTTGCTTGAGCGGGTGTTCTCTGCCTCGTAAATATCGCGTGCGTCATTCTTCCACTGCTTAAACTCCACTTCTTCATCAGGTGTAAGCTGGTCGTACAAATCCTTTCCGCGCAGGCCATCCAACTCAGGACGCACAGGAGCTTGCTCAGGACGTAGCGGGTCGGCCTGTGGCATACCTATGCACAGGTCACGGCTTTGCACTTCACGAGCTACGTTGAGCACCTCCTTGTTGATCTCCCAAGGTACACGCTGGAGGTTGTTGACCGCTTCATAAACCTCGGGCATTTGTTCATAGCTCAATAGCTTCAGGTGCTTGCGATTGCGAACCTTGACTAGCGGCAGTGTGCGTGCCACCTCGGGCATAAAGTACCCGCCTGATGTCGGGCTAGTCCAGTCACGTGGTGGTACTACGCAAGGCGTGTACTCAGGCGCCATCTGCTTGATGAACTCACTAAACTCATTGCACCAGCCTGACACCTTGGCGCTGATCTCAAGCCGGTAAGTGTCGCGAGCAGTAGGCCTAGCTATACGAAAAACTGGCTCGCCGTCGTATGATAAAGATTCTTGCATTACCTCAATCATTGTAAAGCCAAGGTGCAGAAGGTCAGACTTAGGCCACGCTATCCATCGGTCGATGTCCACGGCATAGCTGCCCGTGGCTTCCGATACTGCCCGCTCAGCCTTAGCTAGCACGGCACGCTGGTGCTTGTACTTCTTAGAAAATGCACGGAGTAGAGACTTGCGCACAGCCTCAAGGTATTTTGGGGCTACTGCGTCCACCTTAGAAAAGCGTGCCTGATCCTCGATGCGGCTACCTATCTTGATGGCAACACTTTGCAGAGAGGTCTCGTTTGGAAGCATGTCAAGCGCTGTCTTTATAGTGATATACGCAAGGTTTACAGGCGGCACGCATTCCATGAATGGAACTGACTTGGCTACATTCCCGCGACGCGAGCGGTAGTGCTCAACATAAGCCTGCGATGCTTTTGCCATCGGGTCTATGAGGTCTTGTATCAGCCGCTTGTTGGGCTTCGAGTCACTGGCCTCACCCTGATCCACGATTCGCTGCTGCTGGCTCTGGTACCTTGCCACACCTCCATCAAAGGCCGCCTGCTCCAGCCGCATCTGTTCAGCTTGCAATAGCTCTTTATTCCAGTCCATGTATCCGTCCTTTCTAATAAATGAGGTTAGCTGCGGCGATGCGCGAGCAAATCAAGTATTCGTCACGCTGTACAAGCGTAAGCATTTCCTCCTCGTAAGCTTCTAGGATGTCAAGCGCTCCATCCTCTCCGTTGCGTCTAATTAGTACGTCAAACTGTGCATTCATAAATTGCAATGCCTTTCGAGCGATGCGGATGTTTTTTACTCGTTCATTAGAATCGGTCATTAGTAATTTCCCTCGTGATTCGTGCGATGTCTTGGGTTGTCAACTTCTTTTCTAGCCACGGCGCAAGGTAGCCTTTGCGATCCAGCACCTTGAATTCTACTTCTTCTGGCTCTGGTGCTATAGCGTCACCAAAACCGGAGCCTGTT